AAAGTACAATAACAACTTTTAATACTAATAAAAACACCGTAACCCAATACACTACAATTACTGCATATATTACAAGTACAACTTTTAATACAAATACAACTACCACTACTGCATATGCTACAATAACTACTTTTAATACAATAACAACTTTTAATACTACAACAACCACAACTACAACTTTTAACACTACTAAATCAACTATTGAACAGAGAGCTACTTCTACTTCAAAAAACACTATTACAACTTTTAATACTAATAAAAACACCGTAACTCAATACACTACAACAACTACTTTTAGCACAATAACAACTTTTAATACTACAACGACCACAACTACAACTTTTAATACTACTACGACAACTATTGAAACACGAAGCACTTCTACAGATAGAGAAACGACAACAACTTTTAATACTACTAAGACTACTATAACTACTTTTAATACAATAACAACTTATGATACTGCTACTACTTTAGCAACTGCAACTTCAAGAAATACTACTACAACTTTTGAGACAAATACAACAACTACCACTGCATATGCTACACTTACAACTTATACCACTTCAACAACTTTTAACACTACATTAGAAACCACTACAACTTTTAACACTACTACATCAACCATTGAAACGAGAGCTACTTCTACTTCAAGGTCTACTACTACAACTTTTGAAACCAATAAAAACACTAACACGGTTTACAATACAATTACTGCATATTCAACTACTACAACTTATAATACTACATTAGCAACTATTACTACATTTAATACTACAACAACTACCACTACAACTTATAATACTTTTCAAAACACTATAGAACAAAGAGCTACTTCTACTTCAAAAAGTACAATAACAACTTTTAATACCAATAAAAACACCGTAACTCAATATACTACAATTACAACTTATGAGACCACTACAACTTTTAATACTACGAAGTCAACTACTACAACTTACAATACCACAAGGTCAACAATTACTTCTAAGTCTACAATTACTTCGAAGACAACTACTACAACTTTTAATACTACTACATCAACTATTGAAACACGTGCTACAGCAACTTCAAAGAGTACCACAACAACTTTTGAAACTAACAAAAATACGGTTACACAATATACCACAATTACAACTTATAGTACAATAACAACTTTTGAAACTTCAAAAGAAACCACTACAACTTTTAATACCACTACATCAACTTCTACTTCTAAGTCTACTTCTACAAGTAAGACTACAACAACAACTTTTAATACTACAAAAACTACAATTACTACTTATAATACAATAACAACTTATAATACTGCTACAACTTTAGCAACCGCAACTTCAAAAAATACTACTACAACTTTTGAAACTTCAAAAAGTACTACTACTGCATATGCTACCATTACAACTTTTGAAACAATAACAACTTTTAATACTACAACAACTACAACTACAACTTTTAATACTACTACATCAACTATTGAAACACGTGCTACTTCTACTTCAAAAAACACTACTACAACTTTTGAAACCAATAAAAATACGGTTACACAATATACTACAATTACAACTTACTCAACTATTACTACATTTGAGACAAATACAACAACCACTACAACTTTTAATACAATAACAACTTTCAATACAATAACAACTTTTAATACTACGAAGTCAACTACTACAACTTACAATACCACTACATCGACTGCTACAACATTAGCTACTGCTACTTCGAAGTCTACTATTACAACGTTTGAAACTAATAAAAACACCGTAACTCAATATACCACAATCACTACATATGAAACCATTACGACTTTCAATACCACAACAACAACCACTACAACTTTTAATACAAATACAACTACTACTACGACTTTTAATACTACTACGACAACTATTGAACAGAGAGCTACTTCTACTTCAAAAAACACTACTACAACTTTTGAAACTAACAAAAATACCGTAACTCAATATACCACAATCACAACGTTTAATACTATTACTACATTTGAGACAAATACAACAACCACTACAACTTTTGAGACAAATACAACAACAACTACGATTTACAATACTACTAAAAATACTTCTACTATTTTTAATACAATAACAACTTATAATACTGCAACAACATTGGCAACTGCTACTTCGAAGTCTACTACTACAACTTTTGAAACTAATAAAAATACGGTTACCCAATATACTACAATTACAATATATGAAACTACTACAGCTTATAATACTACATTAGCAACTATTACGACTTACAACACAACTCAAAGTACTACTACAACTTACAATACCACTACATCGACTGCTACAACATTAGCTACTGCGACCTCAAAAAGTACTATTACGACTTTTGAAACTAATAAAAATACGGTTACTCAGTACACTACGATTACAACTTTTGAAACAATTACTACGTTTGAAACAAATACAACAACTACTACGACTTTTAATACTACTACGACAACTATTGAAACAAGAGCTACATCGACTTCAAAAAATACCATTACAACTTTTGAAACTAATAAAAACACCGTAACTCAATACACTACGATTACAACTTTCAATACTGCTACAACATTAGCTACTGCGACCACAAAAAGTACTATTACAACTTTTGAAACTAATAAAAACACCGTAACTCAATACACTACGATTACAACTTTTGAAACAATTACTACGTTTGAAACAAATACAACTACCACTACGACTTTCAATACTACAACAACTACTTCTACTATTTATAACACAATAACAACTTATAATACTGCTACAACATTGGCTACCGCAACTTCAAAAAATACTACTACAACTTTTGAAACCAATAAAAATACTAATACGGTTTACAATACTACAACAACCACTACTACAACTTTTGAAACTACTAAGACAACTACTACAACTTTTGAAACAAGTACAACAACTACAACAACTTTTAATACTACTAAAAGTACTATAACTACTTTTAATACGATTACAACGTTTAATACAATAACAACTTTCACGACAACTTTCGAGACTATTACAACTTATAATACAAGCCGTATCACAAGTTACTACGTATCTTAAAAAAAATCACTTTTAGAAAAAAAACTTTATATTTATATATGTGTATATAAAAGGTTATCTAAGGAGTTATAATGCCTAAAATGAAATCTGAAATGTTTGACCCTTCCGTTGCTAATGAAAGGATAGGGGAGTACGAAAAAAATAAATATTTAGTTGATAATCTCGCAGGAGTGGATAAATATTTTAGAAAACGTATGAAACGGTATACTACTGAATTTTCATATGATGTAATGGCTAACGAAATAGCCTATTTTAAAACTATAAATTATACTGAATACGCTACTTCATTTATGATGTGTCCGTTGAGTCAAATAATGAGAGAACAACAGATACGAGATGCATATTATGATGAAGAAACTGAAGAATATCCAATATTAGATTGGGTAACATATTTTAAAGAGAACGTAGAAAATAAAGTATCTAACAAATATCAAGACAGGATAGATTTAACTGAAGACCCAAAATTTGATAGAGAACTTGAAGCATTAGTAGTTTTACCTGGTTCTAATAAAATTAAAAGTAGAGTTTGTTTAAATAAATTAAAAACTATTAAAGATAGACACGGAGATAAAGTTTTATTTAAACCACATCCAATAACACAACATCAAATTATAGGAGAATTGAAAGATTTATTTGGTGAATCGTGTATACTTCCACGTGAAGCAGATTTGTATGCTTTTATGATGAAAGTACCAAGAATATATAGTACTAATATTAGTGAATCTTCTTTATATGCAGTTTGTTTAGAAAAAGAACTTGACCATATAGAAGTACATCAGGATATGGCGTGGGGTTCATTTTATCATATGAATTGGCCTTTGTTTATGTCTGAAGTTCGAGGCCAAGATACTCACTATTTTATTAATAAAGTTCTCTCAAGTCCTAAATGTGGAATAATTAATCCTCGAGTAGATGGAAATTGGAAGAAAAAAATAGATGACTATTTGACTTATATACATAAAGAGCGAGAATTATGGTATGAAGTATTTGTTCGTGATGACCCTATTGTCAAAACTGAAGAATTTAAAAAGAAAAAATCTTAGGAGTTTAAAATGAAAAAAGTTTCGGTTTCAAATGTAGTATTCGGTGGCGATGAGACACCTATAATTGCAGGGCCTTGTGTTATTGAATCATATAAACTTTCAATGGATGTCGCAAAACAACTTGTTAAAATAGGAAAAAACACTAAAACTCCGATAGTATACAAAAGTTCTTGGGATAAAGCAAATCGTTCTTCTAATTCATCTTATAGAGGTCCTGGTATAGAAAAGGGATTGGAAGCACTTAGAAGAGTAAAAGAAGAAACAGGTATGCCTGTACTTACTGATGTTCACGAAGTACACCACGTAAAAGAAGTAGCAGAAGTAGTTGATATAATTCAAATACCAGCATTTTTGTGTAGACAAACTGATTTGATAAAAGAAGTAGCACAGACAGGCAAAGTAGTAAATGTTAAAAAAGGTCAATTTTTATCACCTTGGGAAATTGAAAATGTTATAATAAAAATTACAGAAGAAGGTAATGAAAATATTTTAATTACAGAAAGAGGAACTCAATTTGGTTATAACAATCTTGTTGTTGATATGAGGTCGATACCTATAATGCAAGAGTTTGGATTCCCTATAATATTTGATGCAACACATAGTAATCAACTTCCAGGAGGAAACGGAACAACTACAGCTGGTATGAGAAATATGGTTCCTTATCTTGCTAAAGCCGCAGTTGCTGTCGGTTGTGATGGCGTATTTTTTGAAACACACCCTGACCCTGAAAGTGCTAAATCAGATGCATCAACACAATGGCCTTTAGGTGACTTAGAAGAAGTTATTTCAAATCTAAAAATGAAGCCGGCTAAGGTCAAAAAATCACCTAGTGCGGTTTTAGGAGAAAGTCAAGCAAAAAATAGTAAAACAATGTATAAAGACCGACTCAACAAAAAGTATCAATCACATATGGATACAAATCAAATTAATGTTATGAATTTTGATGATATTCCGTTACCTGAAAAACCATCTAATACTTTATCAGATTCTAATCCGTTTACGACAACTTGTACAAAATTAATGGATGAAAGAAACTTAACTAAAAGTGTTATTATCTCAAATACTGACGATTTAGAGTCTATGGGTGAGAATAAATCAGAAGTGATAGCTTGTGACGGATTTCTCGATACGTTAAATCCTGCAGAAGTTGATTTAAATTTAGTCACTATTTTTAATTCTGCTACAAGACTAATATTTTTACAACTTGAACCTAAAAGAAGACCTATAGAGTGGTGGATACAAAAGTTAAACTTTTTAAGAGAAAGACACGACCAAAAAGAATTAGATATTTTCGTATCTTTTACAGCTGAGCCCGCAAAACTCAGAATGATAACTTTACCTAATGATTATTATAAAAGAAAAGAAGACGAAGAAGTCAAATCTAACAAAGTAAAGGTTCCTATGATTCGATGGAACAATCCCAAAGATAAACCTAAACCAAGGATATAATATGCACACAGCAGGAAAAGTATGGGGCAAGACCGCAAATATATTTTCTAATCCTAATTTTGAAGTACACAGGATAGAAGTAAATAAAGGCGGATATTGTTCAAAACATAAACACAAATATAAATTTAATGCCTTTTATGTAGAAAGTGGTGAATTAGATATTATAATCTACAAAAATGATTATGATTTAGTGGATACAACTACGTTAAAAGCAGGTGATATGACTATAGCAAAGCCAGGAGAATATCATAGTTTTAAAGCAAACGCAAAAACTATTTGTTATGAATTTTATTGGGCTGAACTAAATCACAATGATATTGAAAGAGAATCTGTAGGTGGTGTTTAGTGCTAACAATTCCTATTAACGAATTTTTAAAAAATAAAAGAGTCGTACTTGTAGGAAATTCTGTAGAAATGATGAACTATGAGTATGGTGATTTTATTGACTCATTTGATGTCGTAATACATCACGGCGCTGCTATAGCAAAAACACAAGCTCAATATAAAAATCTTGGAAGTAGAACTGATATATGGATTACAGGTACATTTAGATTTCACGTAGTAAAAACGTTAAAAGATGACTTTGAAAGTGGCCAATATAAAGATACTTTGATATTATTTAATAGAGTTCGTACTAAATTATTAGATGTAGACTCTAATATTCCGTGGGAAAACTCATTACCACAAATTCCTAAAATAGATATGTTTAGTGATATTGAACTTATAGAAACATTAGATGAATTGAACTATATGGAAGGATTCGGTAATGGAGTTAGAGGACCTAAAAATGGAATGAGACCTTCAGCTGGATTTATGTCTTTATTATATTTTACCCGCAAAGTAACTTCTTATAAAAGTTTAGATATTATAGGATTTGATTTTTTTAGAAAAATAACTGACGAGAAACGAGGAGGCGGAGATAAGCCTTTTAGTTGGTATCTTCCTATTAAAGATTGTGGTTCACATCCACATAATGGTAAGTTAGAATATGATTATGTTAAAAAGTTAGAAAAACAAAAGAAGATTAAGTGGAACGTTTTGTCTGATTTAAAAGAAGAAAAAATAAAATACGACAGAAAATGGTTAGACGGAACTATATTCAATAAGTGGGCTGATGAAAAAAGTTGATGATAAATATAGTTTTCTTCAATATAGAAAAGACCAAGAGAAGAAACATTTAAATTTAATTGAAAATACAACTAACCCGTTACATAGTATATTAACGGTTGAAATGAATTTAACAGAATTGTGTAATCGTAAATGTGTTTTTTGTCCACGACACGACCCTAAAGTTTATCCAAATAGAAATTTAAATACAACTATAGAAGATTCTACTACAATAGCGAAACGTTTAGCAGAATTTGATTATGTAGGTAGAATATCATTTAGTGGGTTTGGTGAAAACTTTTTAAATAAAGAATTTAATGAAATTGTACAGGCTATGAGAAAAGAATTGCCTAATAACGTATTTGAATGTAATACTAACGGTGATTTTTTGAATAAAGAGTCTGTTACAGAGATATACAAAAGTGGTATGGATATGTTGTACATAAATCTGTACGATGGACTTGAACAGATAGAGCCGTTTGTTAAAATAATGAAAGATTCAGGTATATCTGAAGATAATTACAAATTAAGAGCGCATCATACACAAGATGAATGGGGATTATTTGTAAATAACAGAAGTGGGATGATAGATTGGATAGGATTCGATGAAGATGACATCGAAAATTTAAAAGGAAAGCCTTGTCACTATCCTTATTATAAAATGTTTGTAGATTGGAATGGAGATGTTTTATTTTGTTCAAACGATTGGGGTAGAGAAATAGTAGTTGGTAACTTAATTCAAAGTTCTGTTATGGATGTTTGGATGGGTGACAAAATGAAAGAAGTCCGTGACAGACTTTCAGTTGGAGATAGAAGTCACAGCCCGTGTAATACGTGTTCAGTAAAGGGTGACTTATTTGGTAAATCAAGTTTTGAATTAATTAACGGATATTATGAAAGTAGCGATAACAGGTCACACTAAAGGTTTAGGGAAAGAACTATATAGTCGATTTGATGATGTAGAAGGGTTTTCATCAAGTAATGATTATGATGTTTCGGATAATTATGAACGAGCAAAGATTATTTTTGAATTAGAAAAATTTGACTTGTTTATAAACAACGCACACCCAATGTTTGACCAAACTCGTATGTTAATGGAAGTGTTTGATAGATGGAAACATAAAGATAAAACTATTGTCAATATAATTAGTAGAGCAAAGTATGACAATATATCTAAAGGGTTTATGTACTCTGCTTCTAAAGCATCATTATCACACTTATCTCATAATCTACGATTTAATACAGATAAGAAATGTAAGATAATAGATGTAAATCCAGGACTACTTGAATCAGACTTATCAAGTTTAACTTACAAAGAAATGGCTGATATTGTTATGTGGTGTATTAATCAACCACAACATATCGAAATAGGTGAAGTATCTGCTTGGCATAGAGACTCATATGTTAATGTACAAAACGAAAAAGCAAAAAAATTAAATAGATGAATGTTTATATAGGTTACGATAGTAGGCAAGATTACTCTGAACATTTTTCAGAAGTAGTAAACCCTCCGTATCAAGTATCTAAGTACTCAATAGAGAAATATAATAAAAGTGTTAATATAGAACCTATAATTGTCTCAGAATTAAAGTTAAAAAATATTTATTGGCGACAAGCAGACTATCTTTCAAGTACAGAGTTTGTTTATAGTAGATTTCTTACTCCACATCTTAATGGTTATAAAGGAATAGCATTATTTTGTGATTCTGATTTTTTGTGGCAAACAGATGTTAATGAGTTATTAGATTACTACGATGAAAAGTATTCAGTTATGTGTGTAAAACACAATTATACACCTCCTGAAAGTACAAAGATGGATGGAAAAGCACAGACACATTATCCAAGAAAAAATTGGTCAAGTCTAATGATGTTTAATTGTTCACATCCTGATATTAAAAAATTAAGTGTTAAAAATATTAATGCAAAAAATGCAAAGTGGTTACATAGATTTGAATGGACAAGTGATGAGTGTGTTGGAGAGATACCAGCAACTTTTAATTGGTTAGAAGGATGGTATAACGATAATATTAACCCAAAAGCAATTCACTATACACGTGGCGGGCCTTGGCATACTACGTGGAACGGTCAATACAAAGACAAATGGGTAGAAACATATAACAAATTAGTTAAGGAGAAATCGAATGGCTAACGAAACAAAGTTCTCAGAAGATGAACTAAAACAAATAAACGAAGTAGCAGATACTTACAGCGCTCTACAAACAGAGTTAGGTAATCTTGGAGTTCAAAAAATATTAGTAGAAGACAGAGCAACTACTATTGAAAATAGAGAAAGTTCTATTCGTGATGAATGGAAAAAGAATCAAGTTAAAGAACAAGATTTAGTAAAGATTCTAAGTGATAAGTATGGTGCAGGTACTCTTGACCCTAAAACAGGCAATTTTGTGCCGGTAAAAGAAAATAAACCGAGTTAAATATAACGTTTTGAAATTTTAAAAACTATTTATATATGTTTAACACAATAACCTCATTTTATTATAACAGGAGACAATAATGGCAGAACGAATTGTATCTCCGGGTGTATTTACCCGAGAGAAAGATTTATCATTCTTACCACAAGGTGTCGCAGAGATTGGAGCCGCAGTAGTCGGACCAACTTTACGAGGCCCTGCATTTACTCCTACCGTAATCACAAGTGCAAGTGACTTTGAAGCTCAATTTGGTGCGATAGGTGGTTCTAAGAACTACTACACAGGAATAGCAGTACAAAGATATTTGAATGGCGGAGCGCCAAGTGTGACGGTAGTTAGAGTATTAGGTATAGGAGGATACTCAGTAGACGCAGTAAACGTAGTACTTGGTACCGGACACGCGGCTCAACAACACCGAATTTTAGCAACTTTATTACCATCAAGAAAACATTCAGCAGGATTAGGCGATTTAACTTCTACTTTAGTTAGTGGAAGTCTTGATGCTGGCCCATCTGCCGGTTTTGGTGATTATGCATCAGGAAGTGTAAAGGTTAGTGTATCAGGTTCAGACCTTTTACTTAACACGATACCAGGTGCTAATTTTTCAGGTGGCGGAACTAATGCAGTTACATCTGACCCGCAAGATAATACTAATCACGTTTATATGTACAAGTATTTTAATCAAGGCGGAAAAGTTCCATCAGGAGCGGTTAGCGGTGCTAATAGTATTTCAAGTTCACTTGTTACATTGAACTTACGAGATGGTGTACAATCATTTGATGCAAATGGTAACGCTAACACTTGGACAGGTAATAGTTCATATTCTGTTGCAAGAACACCTTATATAATTTCACAGAGATTGAACGGCGCTGCTGCTTCAAGTCTGTTTAGAATTTATACTCGTGGTTCAGGTACAGAAATGAACGAAAGAATACATATTGCTATTTCTAATATCAAAGCCGCAGCATCAAACAACACATCACCTGACTTTGCTCAGTTTGATTTACAAGTTTATCTAAAGAACGATAGTGGTGTATTTTCTTCTGTTGAAAACTTCAATGGATGTAATTTAGACCCTAAAAGTTCTAACTTTGTAGTTGCTATGATTGGTGATGGACACGAAGTAACTGATAATAACGGAAAGATTACTAAATATAGCAATTATGGTAATAAAGCTCAGTTTATTAGAATCGGTGATTACACAGCATTAACAGATGGTACTAATCCAGCATTAGCGCCTATGGGATTTGGTAAAGTAAACAATCCTATAGCAGGTGGTGTTAATGTACCAAGTGCATCGTTTGTAACAAGTTCAGATAGTGACTTACAATTTGACCCAGGTAAATTTCCAGGTTGGGACTTTTCTGCAGCAAATTATATTAATAATGCTTACTTAGCTCCGATACCTTTAGATGCAGGTGTAGGTGCAAACGTATCATTTTCACTTGAAGACCTTTCAGGTTCAGCCGGTGGTAACGCAGGATTTGCTAACGCAACAACTCAGTTATCATTAGCATCAGGAACTAACGTACAACAGCGTAAGTTTAAAATACCGATGCAGTGGGGATTTGATGGTGATAATCCTGCTCGTGAAATTAAGTTTGGTAACGATATTGTTGCTAATAACACTCAAGGACTTGATTGTTCTACAGCAGTTAAGAGTGGTTCTGTTGCTTATAAAAGAGCATTGAATACACTTGCTGACCCTGACTTTATCGACATTAATATGTTAGCAACACCAGGTATTATACACGCTTATCATCCTGCTGTTAGTAACAAGGCGATGAGTATTGCATCAAATCGTGGTGATACGTTCTACATATTAGATGGCTCTAAATACAACGAATCAGTAGCAAACGCTATTAGTAACGTTGCGAGTATAGACAACAACTATGTAGCTACTTACTTTCCTTGGGTTCAGATATCTAATCCAGGAGGCGGTCCTCAACTTTGGGTTCCACCATCAGTAGTTATGTTAGGTGTCTTTTCACAGAACGATAGAATCGGTCAAGAATGGTTTGCTCCCGCAGGTTTAAATCGTGGTGGCATCGCCGCTCTTGATGTTAAGAAGGTATTAACTCATACAGACAGAGATGAATTGTATGATGGTAAAGTTAATCCGATTGCTTCTTTCCCAGGACAGGGTATTGTAGCATTTGGTCAAAAGACTCTACAATCAAGACCTTCAGCGCTCGACAGAATAAATGTTCGTAGATTATTAATTAACTTGAAGAAGTTCATAGCATCATCTTCAAGATTCTTAGTATTTGAACAAAATACTGCGGCAACGAGAAATCGTTTCTTGAACATTGTCAATCCTTATATGGAATCTGTACAACAACGTTCAGGTCTTTCGGCATTCAGAGTAGTAATGGATGATTCCAATAATACTCCTGAAGTAGTAGATAGAAACCAATTAATTGGTCAAATCTTCATACAGCCTACAAGAACTGCTGAGTTTATTGTACTCGACTTTGTTGTATTGCCAACAGGCGCGGCATTCCCTGAATAATAGGGAGGTTTGAAAGAACTAAGGGGTTCAATTATGAGCCCCTTTTTTCTTATATTATAAAACTAAGAAAAAACTAAGAAAAAGAGATACATTGTTTCTGATGATTTTGTAGTATCCTTATATTTATAATAGAACAATAAACTTAACAGGAGAAAAGCAGATGCCTGATTTGATAGATGCTAATGAGATATTTTTTACACCTTTCGAACCAAAAACGAAAAATCGTTTTATTATGGAAGTCGAAGGTATACCAAGTTTCTTAATTAGAGCCGCAAACCGTCCATCAATAGAATTTGAAGAGATTGAATTAAATCACATTAATGTTAAGCGCTATGTGAAAGGTAAAGCTTCTTGGCAACCTTTGGACATTACTCTTTATGACCCAATCGTACCAAGTGGTGCTCAAGCAGTTATTGAGTGGATAAGACTTGGACACGAATCAGTAACAGGAAGAGATGGATACTCTGACTTCTATAAAAAGAATGTTAACTTCCAATTACTTGGACCTGTCGGTGATGTTGTTGAGAAATGGGACCTTAAAGGCGCTTATATTCAATCTGCAAATTTTGGAGATTTGGATTGGTCAGTTAGTGAACCTGTAGACATAACTTGTACATTACGTTATGACTACGCAGTATTACAATTCTAAAATATGAATTTTATTAGAGAAATGCTATCAAGTGATGCGAAGATATCGTCTAAACGGGCGATAGGTTTCGCATCATTTGTTATGCTAATAGCAAGTTGGGTAGCAAATACATTTTGGCAGTTTGAAGTGAAAGACATCATTCTTGAAAACTTTATGTATATTACTATTGTTGGCTTAGGCGTAACCGCAGCA